TAAAGTTTTAGCGTTTGAGTATGTCGCATATTTCAAGCCCACTTCGAGACCTGCGATAATTGAAGGAATACCAAGAACAGAAGATACCCTAGATTCAAATGATTCTCTTAAGTCTCCAATCTCTAAGTCTTTAGGACTAAAGGCTAACTTCTCAATATTAACTCCACCTGATAAAACTAAAGGCTTACCACGATTCTTACCACCTGTTCTTCTTTGGAATGCTTTAGAGATTGATTCGCCTTCTTCTTCTGTTAAACCATATTCATCTTTAGGTGTTATTAAGTAACTAGGAACTCCCATATTAGCGAGAATTGATGTTGCCATTTGTCCTGCACTCTCATCTCCATAAATCTCTCTTAGTAATGTTTTTACAAGCGAGAAACCTTGTCTATGGTTAGTTGGGTCTAATCCCATTCTAAAGTGAGCAATCATATCTCTATCTAAGTTAATCTTTTGATTCTTAACTTGATATTCATAATATTCAATTAAAGTTTCTTCACTACCTTTTGGAACTACATTCTCAGGCATTAATGGATATAAAGCTACTAACTGTCCTGCTTCATTCTTTTGTTTTAGCAAGTATGCGTCTCCTGAGATGTGCATTGATTGTACTAGATAGTTTTGAACTACATCTCCTGACATATAAGGATTTGGTCTTTGGAATAACATTGTAAGTTGATGATTAGGGAATACTTCTAATTCTCCAACTTCATTTGTTTGATAAACTTTTAATTTAGCTTCTCCGAATGCAGTTCCTAAAACTTGTAAACAAGAAACAACTGCTGAGTTAGAAGCACCATTACCTAATCCTTGTACATTAAATTCTCCTGCTGATGTTTGATAGCCTTGAATAAATGCTGAGTTATTCATATCAACACCTTGTCTAAAAAAGTTAAATCCTGTACTTCTTTTTTGTTCTGTTTGTCCAAAGACTAGTTCTCTGAAACTTCTTCTCTCTGCCAATTTATCTCCTTATAGAAGCGTTGTGCAGTAATGGACGCAACCCTTATCGGCATTACTACACTCTGCTTCTAATCTTACATTATATTAAATAACTTTTATACTTTTTCGCACTTTTGATTCTATTACTGCATAAGCCAAACTGTCCACTATATCATCGTGTTCTGCTTCAGGGAATCTCAAGAGTTCAGTTTGTACATCTCCAAACCAAGCTGAGTTCTTTGGGAAGAATATATCTCCTGATTCCATACGAGCTATTAATGGATATGCACGGCTAACCTTATCTCTATCAGCTTTTAATGGTTTAACAATTAGCCCTTCTCTTTTAGCCATTTGAATAAACGCCAACTGATAACCTGCTCTCTCAATTCCAACATACGCCAAATCAAATTGTTCCACTTTTCTTCGTAGTAGTGGCAATAAATCAGGTGCTTCCAATCTTCTTCGGTCAATGTCCAATATGAGAATCTTACCTTCAGGTGTGATAGCAACTGATGTGATGACTGTAAAGTCAGCACTTTGCTTCGTACTTGTAGCCAAGTCCACAGTAGCAAATCGTCTGCAATCTTCCAATTTGCATTCTTTGTCTTTAAACTTGTAATAAACTTCCATATATTCATTTTTACTCTCCTTATCAATACTTATTCGTTCTTCAATGGAGTAATGCTCAAACCAATCTGCTTTAAATAAGCCACCTGTGGCTTCAATGAATTGAGCTTCGTATTCTTGTGCGTATAAAAAACTTCCTATTTCTAATTTTGCTGATTCTAATTCAGCAGGGTCTATGATTGGGTTTGTGTTTGTAGGATAAGTAAATCTAGCCCAATCTTCAAACATATTTGCTTCAGAATACAATTTCTCAAAAAAGTTATAACCTTTTGGTGTGCTGATGAATAAAGCACTACCTTTTCTCTCTGTTAATGCAGCTCTAATGACTTCTGCCCAAGTTTGTGGCTTCATAAAGGCACACTCGTCTAAAACAACAAAGTCTAATCCTGCACCTCTTAATTTCATTGGGTCGTCTGCTGACCTAACTTGAACTGAGCCACCTGTAGTTGTAATTATCGTTCTCTCAGCTTCTTTAACTCTTACTCCATATTCAATGCCAATACTTCTTAAATCTGCCCACGCTTCGTTAGTCATTGAGTAAGAAGGTGCAATCCACCAAGCTCTTTTACCTTCCCAAGCATATTTAAGGCAAAGCCAAACACCTAATTTAGTTTTTCCCCAACGCCTTCCTGCTGATAAAACTGTAAATCTTTTCATATTCTTTACAACTTCCATTTGTGCAGAATGTAAAGGTGGTAATTGAATTTCAAGACCTGATTTATAATCAGCGTCTAATGATGATTGCATACTTACTCCTGTGATTTAAGCCAAATGAAGAATGTTTCTAATTGTTCTGTTGATATTGGCACAGAATTATAAAACATACCAAAATCTGTAAATATAGGCATAAAGACTATTGTTGGTACATCTTCTATTTCTATAAATTCTTCTTCAAAAACTTGTTCTTCAATATCACGCATATCTAATTGTTCAACAATGTCTGCGAATTGATTATTTATTTCTTCTTCACTCATTTTCATCTTCTAACATTTTAGGCTCTATAATTTCGCCTTCTACATATTCTTCTTCAGGTTGTTCTAATAAACTACCGTCTGCCCAACGAAGTCTAACTTTAGAATTATCTTGATTTTCAATAGCAACTGTATCTCTCTTACCAAACAAGTGTGGGTATCTTCTCTCTAAATACCAAGCGTCTGCCTGCCAAGAGCCACTCTCTCCTGCTTGTTCTATTCTTTTAATTCTGCGTTCAATAGCTTTAGCTTCTGCAACTTGTATTCTTTTCCAAACTTTATCGTAAGGGTGGATTCCTTTTTGTCCTTTAATTTTCCATTCAGATAAAGCTGAAGTACTTATACCAACAGATTGACACGCTAAATTTACATACATTCCTGTAGCAATAGAATCACATAAGGCTTGTACCAATTCTTCGTTATGAGCTAATGTTTGTTTTGGCATTATCATCTTATAATAGCAAAGTCGGTTTCAAAAGAAACCGACCTGCAAGATTTGTTAAATTAAATTATTCCTAAAAATACTTTAAAGTTTTTTATTGAATACTTTTCTCCATTTAAGAAAACATTAAAATTTATTTTATTAATTTTTCTTAATTTGTTGTTTTTAAGATATTCAAAACCTGTAATTATATTTTCTCTTATTTCAAAAATATTGTCATTGTTTTGAAAATAATAAATAGTTTTATTAGTCCTGTTTAACTCATAAACAGTTGTAATTTTTCCTTTAGTAACAATAGGCAAATTATTATATGAATTATTAAATCCTTGCAATCTTGTAATATCATCTTCTAAGTTACTAGTTTCAACTAATTCATAACCTTTAGAACTTAGTGCTTTTTTTATTTCATTTATTTGCATACTTAATTACACCATAATCTTAGATTTATGTAAATGATTTATTTGTTAAATTATTAATAAAAACCACTATATATAGTATGTTTTTAGGATTTTTTTATTTTTTTTGTAAAAATCTACTTTTTTTGCTCTAATTTGCACACAATACAATAGAAAAAGTAATCGTGGTCTATAAAGTTATGACCTTTTTCTAAACAAATTAATTCAGGATTCTCTGCCATTTTCTTCTTGCGAATTTCATCTTGACCTAGAGCTTCAAACTTACCAAACCATTTGTTTATTGCGTAAGGTGTTACATCAATCTTATTCCAATGCTTCTTATAAGCAGTTATAGAGCCTTCAAGCATACTTGGTGTTATTCCTGCTTCAGTTAGTTCCTTGCAAACTTTAAACCAACCTGACTTCTCTCCTTGAGTTCTAGGTGTATAACCAAGTTGCTCACAGAATACCTTGTAAAGAGCTTTTCTATTTTTTAATTCTTCTTCATCAATTTTATTTACTTGTGGCTTGTCCACATATTCTTGTTCTAATGGTTTTAGTTCATTGGTTATAGTTCTATGTACTGTCTCCGATACTACCCTTGTATCGTCTGCAATACTACCCCTAGTATCATCAGCGATACTACTAGATATAGTGGTATCAGATTTAAGATATGGATTGCTTGTTTTTAGATAATACAAGTTAGTTTGCTTTGCATTATCTTTAAATCTATTCTTTTTTTCTATTGCACCAATATCAATTAACTCATTTAATAGTTTGTGAGTATTAGCTCGACTAACTCCAACTCTTTTTGATAGTGTTGTAACACTTGGATAGCAAGAGCCGTCTTTTCTATCTGCATAAGTCCATAAGATACAATACAAGTTCTTTGCTCTTGGGCTTATGTCTGCGTCTAATATCCACTCAGGTATTATTGCAAAGTAATTATCTGCTTCTATTCTCATAATGTCCTAACTATGCTTAAGTGAGTACCTGCGTCAAGATACTCACTCAGCACCGTACTATACCAATCAGAAGGGAGTATCTGAATCAGTAATATCATCTAAAGATTTAGGTTGTACCAAATCTTGTGGTTTGTAATTAGCGAACAATTCAGCAGGTGGCTCATCAGACCAACTTGCATAAGGGAAGCCATTGTTTCCACCTGTACATTGTTTGTTGCCACATTTAAAGTTAGGGCTTTTGTCTGATTTCTTGTCTGCTCTGTTGTCGTACACCTTAGACGCACAAGAAGGACATTTAAGCTCTCCTTGACCCACAGGGCTTTGTGATAACACGGTTGGTTGTGGGCTTGGTTGCGTTGCAGGTGTACTAACAACAGGATTCTCAGCGACTTGAGAAAACGGATTGAGAATCCAATCTTCTATCTTTTGTGCAACATTGAAAACTTCTGTTAGATTCTCCATAAAAAAATCTGAATCACAAGCTAATTCAACTGCACCTTTTAAAGCTACTTGTCGAACAATTAATTTATCTTTATTATCCATTTACTAACTCCTTTGAACTATTAACTCTTGTTTCTACCCAAGTGTTATTATTTCTCCATTCACTTAATGTTTCTTTTTTCCAAACAGGTGTTGCTTTTAATTGGTAATCAGGTGTAGGAAGTTTACCTTGAAATTTCCATTGTGCTACTTCTTGTCTAGTAACACCAAGCCAAGCACCAATTTCAGCAGTACCTAATATATCTTGCGTCATATTTTCTCCTTAATGTAATCTGCAATATTTATTTCTTTGCCCTTTGATAATTCAGAATATAACAAGTCTAATTCTTCACTCAACTTAGTATTATCAATGAATTTCTCAGGGAATAATTTAAGAGCTAACCATTCAACTATTAGAACGAAAACTCCTGTAAATAAAAGGAACGCCATTGTTCCAAATAATATTATAAAATCTCCTTCACTCATTCTTCTTCTCCTTCTATATCAACATCATAAATTGTTACAAGTTCATCATCTTGATTAAATACAGGAATTGCTCTCATATTTAATTGGAATTTGAACTGTGGGAATTTATCTTTGTTTAATTCAGATACCTTCTTAAGTATCTTTGTTGGTCTTTGATAAGAGAATACAGGCTCAATGTTTATCCAACCACTAGCTTTATATTCACTACCATAGCTTTGTTTCACGACAATATCTACTCTGCCTTGAACAAACCCTGTTAATGTTATTCCTTCTTCCATATCAACTCCTTTTCGATACTCTATATACATTAATCGCAGATTTATTTTAATGCAAATCTAAAATTATTTTTTTAAACTGTTGTATATAGGTACTCGTAAATGTCGCCAACTTCATAATCAGCAAATGCAATTTCTACTGTATAGTATTTGCCAATTTGTTGTGGTTTTTCCATAGCACCATATTGCATAAGTCTTGGAGAGTCGTATTTAAGATACCCTGCCTTAATCATACACTTTATACAATTCACTCCCTTGCTAATGTCTAGTGCATAAGCTGATTCTTTGTAGCGAGTCTTAAACTTAGTTCCACATATAGTCTTGACAAAGAATGGGTGGATATCATCAGTAAAGCTAATGTCATCAAGGATATGTTCTTTACCTGTGTGGTTGTTACCGTCTCCAAACCAATGTGAGTCTTGAGCTTTAAGTGTTTTGAGTTCTGTTAGTTTCATTCTTTTTCTCCCTATATTATGTTTATCTCTGAAGTTTTAGTTCAAACGACAAAGTTTTTTTTCTTCTTATTACCTTATGTCCGAACTTTTTAGAAAATTCCGTTTTATAAAAATATTTTTTATTTACGCCTAAGACTCGCCTAAGACTACAGTATCTTTAAATTATCCCAACCGTCTTTAGTAACTGTCATTGTTACTACACCTGTTGATGTTGAGTAACCTGTTCTAGTTTGAAAATCAGTTGAAGGACTCATAGCAGGTACTCCCATTATTGTTCTTCCACCTTGTTCAACGGCAGTAAAGTGATGATAATGTCCGTGTACTATCATCTTGGCTAAACCAACAGGTTGTTCTCCTGCTTCATTTAATCCAAACATCTGACCCTTCCACCAATTCTCAATCTTCTTTGCAGGAGTTCCACCACCTGCCGTTAAATGTCCGTGAGTAAAACCCATTAAGAAACCTTTAACATCTAAAAGTAAATGTGGAGAGTCAGGAACAACAACTTTGATATTGTCATAGTTAGATTCATAAACCAAGTCTCCAACTTGTTCTAGTATTTGCAAGTCTAGGTTATCCAATTCTTCTGTTGCCATACTTTGCTTACCACTTCTGTTTTGTCCGTGATTAGAAGTTACACCTGAGAGAGTTACTGTATAGTCTTGGTCTGCAAAGTTCTTTACAATTTTCCAAAGCAATCTTCTTGCAACTGTAATTTGGTCTCGAAGGTGCATATCGAGATTCCAAATTTGGCTTGAGTACCAACCTGACAAGCTACAGTTTTCGACAATATCGCCAAGTCCAATGACATACACTTCATCAATCTTATGTCCACCTTTTTTTAATTCTTTAAGTCTTGCGTTTGCAGTATCAAGAGAAGCTAAAACTTTACTAACAATATCTTCACTACCTTTACCGTCTCGTTTTCCTAATTGATAATCTGCTACATAATACATAAATGCAGAATCTCCTTTGAGTACATCTGACTTTTTAGGTTTATGAGATTTAATTTCTTTTAAGAGCTTCGCATAATCTGTATCTCTATCAGGAACTTTTTTTCTTATGTCAGCTTTGTAATACCAAGCCTGTTCGATATTACCGTCTCCCATATTCATATCCCAAGTTCTTACTTGCAAATTTCCGACCACTTCATATTCGTTAGGGTCGAATCCCCATTCACTTAGTAAGGTTGCAAACTCAGGCTCTTGTTCTTTTGTGCCACGAGAAACTAGTGTACCTTTATTAGTCTTTGGGTCATATTCAGCGTGTGGTTGCCAACCTGTAGGATATTTCTCTTTAGCTAATGCTTCGTTATGTTTCTTGTCGTTATAGCGTTCAAGAAACTTATTTAGATTTTCTGATTCTTTGTTTTTGCTCATTGATTCTATTACTTATTGTTTTAGGAGTAACACCTGTCCAACCACACTCATCAATTAGCCAATCAACTAATGCTTGAGTATCATTAAAACCATTATTAAGAGCAGATAAAACTTCTTCCCATTCAGATTCACGCTTCTCAGTTGAATAGAAGTAACCACGCTTCTGTGGTTTTCTCTCGTAGGTTTCGAGATAGTCTTTAAGTGTCATATTGCGTCCTGTTTTTCTTACTTAAATTATAAAGTATTAGTGTGATTTCTAGGGTATTTTAAGGGAATTTTTTAAAGTTTTTTTTGGGCATAGCCTAAAAGCCTATAAACATTGACTATTTTTTAAGTATTATTTGTTGTAAAGTTTGCAATAAATCAAAGATTATAGTTAAATATAAGTATGAATGAAATAAATACAACAACAGAATTTAATATCAACAAAGTTAAAGTTGTAAAAGAACTTCAAGAACTTGGTTACAAAGTTACAAAAACTTGCGAATTATTTGAAACATTAAATTTAAAAGAAGAATTAAAAAATGAATTTGTTGCTTTAGACGGTTTGCTTATCGGAAGCAATGATGACATTGACAACGAAGAAAAAATATTTTCAAATGTTATAGATATTGGTCAAGGAGTTAAAATTGGTTTTGAGCGACAATTTAAAGATTTTTATTATGTTGAATTAGAAAAAGAAAATAAAATTGCTTATGTAATTGTTCAAGTTAAAAAAGGTGCTTTTGTAAATGGTAACAAAGTAATCGTAAAAAATAATGAGCATAGATTTTTACAATTAGGATTTGACACTAAAGAATATCATTACGATTGGAATGAATTTAGAAATGAATTTACACCTAATGAATTTAAAGAATGGAAAGAATTTACTAAATCTTGGAGAGAGATAATTTCTTAATAATAAATATCTATTGTTCCCAAGTTTCAAGTAAAGCAAACACAACTTCATCTAACTTATCAAGCTCTACTACAACTAATCCATTAGAAGTTCCGTCAGGCATAGCAACAAACATAAATGGTCTTGTATCTCCTATTGCAACATTTTTATCAGACTGTTCTTTTGCTTTTAAATATTTAGTCCATAATGGTTGTACTTGTTTTCCTGCTTTGACTTCGACTCTAACTTGTCCTTGCCAAGATTCTTCATTACCCATTTGAGAACGAAACTTTGTATCAGGTATTTTTAATTTTTTCCTAGCTAGATTCTGTTTTCTTCTACCTTTATTTTTATTAGTAAGACCACGCTTTTGATTTTCAGACCAACCTTCTCTATTCTTACGATTCTTTTGACCTAAACCCTGTAAACCTTGTTCTTCGTGTTTGCGTCTTTTCCAATCAGAAAAAGTTTCATCATCTCTAATATCAAACTCTCGATTCATCTAATACCTTCTCTAAAATATTTAAACTTACTCTAAGTGAACTTATAAATCCAAGTGTATCAAAATCAGATGTTGGTACAAGTAAACAATGTGCCAACCATTTATCTCCATTCTCATTTTCATTCTGCACTTTAACTGTTCTGTAAGTATCATTCTTTATCCAAGTTAAAAGGAATGGTAATAAGTTTGTAGGATTCCAATAGCGAACAAAGTTTGTTGGATAAGTCCAATACATCATATAATCTGCAAATGTTTTCATTTGGCAACCAATAGCAAGTTCTCCACTCTCTTGTTCTATTAAATATTCCAATGCAAGATTATTAGTTTCATTAATTTGAGTATCTGTTTTAACTTCAATAAATTTAGAATTTAATTGTGTATTGAAAACCCAAATGTCAGCACCTTTAAGTTGTTCTTCCATTCTTGTTTTTCTTGCGTGGAACTTATGTCCCTTCTCATCTTCTATTGAATTGTAATGTGCAAGGATTAGTTTCTCTCCAATCTTGCCAATCTTATCTTGGTCTTTAAAATTAAAAGTCATAATTCCAACAACTCCTTGAACTTCTCCAATGTTTTCCCTTGCCGTCATTATAGAACAACCACGAAGCTACTTTAATATTTAAGATTGGGTCTTTTCTACTTCCACTAAATTTCAATTTTTGTTTTAACCAATTCCAAGTTTGGTCGTTAAATTGAAACAAACCTACATCTTTTGTTCCATTATTATTGATATTAACTGCGTGTGGTCTGCCTGTTGATTCACAGTAAATCATTAGACTAGCTTGTAATAAATCTTCTTCTTTAAAGTGTGTTTGAAGAATAGGAAGCCATTGTTGTACAACTTCAACCTTCTCGTATTGTTCCCTGCAATCTAGGAATATGTCCATATCATTTGCCGTTGGTGGCAAAGATAATAAACAAACAATCACACCTTCAATAATTAATGAAGGCATTGTTCTCCTTTATTTAATTGTTTATATATTGTAAGTCAGTTTGTTTAGAATTTCTATACAAACAATTTCTGTTATCGCAAAACAAACTACCTTGATATGTGGTAAGATGTTTGCCACAGAACATACAACTTGTTCCTTTTACTTTCACAAAAGTATTATAAATCATAAATTGACGAATTCGTGATTTAAAATAAAAAAAAAGACCTTAGATACTAGCAATAGCTTCTAAGGTCTTTTAAATTATTTTCCTGCAAAATATTTAATTTGCTCTAATTTTCTATCAGCATTATATAAAGGTTTTGCAATATTCCAAAAACGCACATTGTATTGAGTTTCTAAAATTATTGATTTATATAATTCTTTTTGATTCTCATTATTAGCTTTGGCTAATTTTTCTTCTAATTTAACAATATGGTCTTTGAAACTATTTACAGTTTTTTTATTAAGTTTATTAGAAATAAATTGAAAATAAACTTTATTTCTGTTAGTAGAATTATTTTCTTTTGTTTTTGTAATAATACCTGTAGCAACAACTTCTGCTAAAAATTCATCTAATAATACTTGTTGATTATCTCTAAATAATTTTACTCTTTGATAGTAAGTCATTTTAACTCCTTGTTTGTTTATTTCATTCATAATCAAAGATTACTAGAAATAAATAACTATGCAACACAAAAATAAGAAATTTATAAGTTTTTTTTTAAATTATTTTAGGGTGGTAAGTTATACCTAAATCCTATAAGTATGCTCTTAAAACGGCTCTAAATGGCTAATTTAAGCACTATATTGGATAATTCCACCAATTAATATAACAATAAAGGTTGCAGTAGCTAAAAGCTCTGACCTAGAAATCTTTGTATTTACCTTCTCGTGAAGTTCATCAATGCGAGAATTTATCTTATCTTGTCCTTCTAAGACAAGCAATAACATCTCTTTTTGTGTCATTCCATTACCGTTATTATCTGCCATTAATTTTCCTTACAATGTTCGCTTCCGTGTTTGCAATTACAAATCTGTACAAAAGAGCCGTCATCTTTTTTAGTTACCATACACATAGTATCAACCAAATATTCCTATAAATGTTCTATCTGCAAGTTCCGAAGAATTAGTTCTAACTCTTAAAT